TTTCTAATTTTTTTGTATCGGCACCTAAGGCATCTAAAATTATATTATTAAAAAGGCGGTCAGTAACCAGGTCAACTAGCCAATAATGATGAGGATTATCTGGATTATATCTTCTAATTACTTCTCTAGATTCGTAAAATAATGCTCTAATTGGATTCATACCTGGCCTGTAAGGTTGCATAGTTTCTTTGAATCTAAAACTTTCATGCTCTGAAGACATGTTTTTCATTACACGAGCGTAGTCTTTTTTCATTGCTTCGTTTAGAGATTCGATATTTTCACCAATATTCTGGTGATACTCTTTTAGAAGTTTATCAAACATTTTTTGATACTTTGCGGGTAACTGGTCATAATAGACATCTTGAATTTGGTCTATTTCTATGGCCCCTTCTAGTAATGTATGTGGTATGGTTTTAGTTCTTTGAAACTTGTCTAATTCGGTTGTTATCCGCAAAATAACAAAATCGATTATTTCGCCTTTGCTCATGTCTAGTATTTATCAAGAATTTATTTGTAGTATTGTGTGTAGTTTATCTGTGCCACCGTTTTTATGTAAGGTAATTTTTGCCCCATTATGTAATGGCTTAGGCCATTGACCAATGTCTACCCAGGCATAACCGGCACTCTCTCCATTAAGTTTTGGTGGCTGGAATTCTTGTTCTACTACATAAACGAAACTGTAATAGTAAAAGTTTTTGTCGCTACTTTGATATACATCTATAGGATTTAGTTTTTGTAGTTCTGGAACGAACCCGATTTCCTCTTCTAATTCACGTTGTATACATTGATAAGGAGATTCTCCTACTTCAATTATACCTCCCCAAAAACCCCATGTGTGATTAAATCGTTTGTTGCCCTCTCTGAGTTGCAACATACATCTGCCTGTATCTTTAGCAAGGAATACTACTCCTGCCGCTGTTGTTGTCATCTTAAAGTGTTAATCTCCAAAATCCTGGATTGTATTCTCCTTCATAACTACTTATCCAGATTCCGTCAGCCCACTTGTATTGACTGGTTGTAAATGTATTAATTACTTGTTGTTCTGTAGTATTTGCACTAGAGTCAAATACAACTATCCATTTAGAACCGTTGTATTGTATAATGTCGTTTGCAGAAGCATCAACACTCCATTTTGGGTATCCTGTTACAGATAAATCTTCTGTAATTAAATATCTTTGATCAACTGCCGCCGCGGCTAATGTGCCGTCTCCAGGAAAAGAATCTCTTGGGTCTATAATTTTATCTACTGCGGTTAATGTTGTTGAGGGCAATGTTTCTTTATCTATATTAAAAATTAATGAAGTCTCACTTAATGGATTAGCAGTTACAGTACCTATTACTTCGTTTAGTAGGTCGTCGCTGTCTGTACCAATATTTAATTTTAATAGACTAGTTGCAGTAAGTTCTCCTACCATATCTATAATATCACTCCACTTTTGCGGAACTCCACCTGCATCTACAAGAGTAGCACCGCTACCCACTATTTGTATATAATAATCATTTGGTGTAACAACTATTTCAGCAGTATCTTCAACGTTACCAAAGAAGTCGCCGTAGTCTTCACTAAAGCCTAAGCCTTCTACACTATTGGTTGAATGTACATCTGCTATAATACGTTGTATAATACTTTGTCTTTTGACTTTTGCTGGAGGACTTATCCAAATAGGTATGGCAAATGTTAAAGTAGATATATCTAAATTTTCATCAACACCTGCAGGTATGCCTCTACTACTCCATGCAATATCTGTTAATTCAACCTCAAATACACTAGACCAATCTAATGGATTATCGTTACTTTGTAATTGGATACTGGGATTAAATAAAACAAATATTTGTTCTAGAACCTGTAGTTTAGTATCTGTATTAGTAGTCCATATGTCTACTTGAAGTGTCATATTAAATGGAACAGGCATATACCTTTGTGTAGTATATAAATTACCTTGTTCAGATGTATATTTTCCTTGTACAGAATCCCATTCTCTTTCTGCAACTTGATTAGTATCAACTAAGAATGGTTCATGTGTTCTATCTCTTGCCGGCTGTATACTAGCAATGTTTACACTTATAAAAGGTGCAGAGTTTATTATGTTTTCTGAATTATTTCTTAAAATGCTAGAAACCATTCTTTGTGCATCACCGTATCTTGCAGGTATACGATTATATTTTACGCCTTTTTTAGTATTCTCTCTTACTTTAAAATTAGAGAATATTCGTATGAGTTGAATTAGATATCTTTTTATCTGCTCGTCATACCAATAATCTAAATTTTTTCCTGCCATTTTATTCTTCTTCCAAATCTATTTTGTTTTGTATGTCTCTAATAGCATCTTCAAATACTTCTTCTAATTCGTAAATAGCACTTTCTAAATTATTTTTTGCCCTGTAAACTTGATTGACATTATATTCGTCTAATTCCAGTCCGTGTTGTTCTGCTATATTAGAAAGACTGCCAATAATTTCCATGTGCATATCTGCATATTTAATATTTTTTGTTTCTTTTCTTGCAGATTCTAAAGCACCTTGCAAGTCATATAACTTGTCTTCTAATGGACCTAGGTCTTCTTTTAAAATTATGTCGTTTAGTTTCATTTTAATTATCCGTTTTTGGCTTTAATACTTTACTTAAATTTTGTCTTTCGTTTATTGTTTCACCATCATTTGTATTTGTTAAGTTATTGTTATTGATAAACCCTTGTAAGATTCTATTAGCCGCTGACCAAACACCTCTACTATCGGTACCAACATTTAACCAACGTGTTCCAGACTTTTTAAATAGTCTGTTAGGACTAAAGTCTGTCCTTAAAAAATAATCGCCGTCACTTGTTCCACTTTGTGGAAAACTTTCTCCACTGCCTACTAAACTTATTCCGTTTATAGGTGTACCGTCTCCAGCCGCAAAGTCTAATGTCGGTGACGGTTTGCCTGGTACTGAATCATCAAAATATAAATGTGCAGTATCTCTAAACTGTGGTGCAAATGGAACGTCATTTTCTGCTTGTTCTAATATTTTATCATTAATATTAATTTCATTTGCGTATGTACTGATTAGATTTCTTAAATCTTCTTCCTCTTCACCTGTACCAAGAATGTCTCTGTATTCTTGACTATCAGTTATTGGACCTAATTTAACTCTCCAAAGATGAGGCCACCAACGAGGGTCGTATCCTTCTGCTGGCCTGCTTCCGTCAGTAACTACATAAAATCTGTTTATTGCCTCTTCACTACCTAATAATAAATCGTCTCGTAAATGAGGAAGTTCTAGTACATCACCGGGCATTAATTTCCTGCCTATAGATTCAACCATGCTTTCAATATGGAAGTTCATGAACAATGTATCATTTGCTAGGAACATACCAAATTGTGTTAGATCAAAGGCATCATTATCACCTAAATTGTATTGTCCTCGTAATTCGTATATGTCTTCGCTATACTTTCTATCTCTGTTTTCTAAAAATAGTAAGTCTTGTATAAACACTTCTGAATTACTGCCGGCACTTGAAGGCCTTGTAGGATCATTTTCGTCTACAGTTTCATGTACTCCTAAATATTTATGAATATTTACTCCGGTTCCTCCGGCGTAGATGTGCTCACCAACTATTCTGTCAGTAAAAGTGTAGTCATTTCCCTTGACCGGATTCCATAAACTTAATCTAGGCATACTACTATTTATCAGTCTTCACTTCTTACTGAGGACTGTCCTAATACTAATAATTTTTTAGCAATGTTTTGATTATTAGAACACGAATCCATACAAGTATAACAGTATTTTCCGTTTAAATCACCATTCATACCTGCAGGCAAGTCTTTTTTAAATAAATTTGAATTTAAAATATCTTCTATTTTATTATCTTTACTTAAAACATTATTATAATTTCCATACATTTCATTAATTTGTTTTTCACCAGTTTGGATTTTATTTGCATGAAAACAGCATGGAAATATACTGCCGTCTGCATTTAAAAATATTTCGTAAAAATCCCACTCTTCTGATATACTAAAGCAATCTATATCAATGTTGTAATTATTTTTACTAATATACTTTTGTATATTAACCTCGTTATACATATCTGGATCTGGGTAAGTAAACTTAGCATTTTCCTGCATAAAAGGTACATGGTCGTCTATTAAATTATTAGAACCGTAAGGTTTTAATGTGTAAAGAAGATTGTAATTGCCATCTTTGTTCGGTTGCCTATCATAAACAGGCATAGTAACTGTACTACCAGTATCAATATCGTACTGAAATCCGTATGGTTGTTTAATTCGTAGTTCTAAATTATAAGACTTACAATGTTCTTTTATGTTTTCTATATCCTTTTTATTATGATCAAATAATAAAAACTCCCAAGCACCATTACTCCAATTGTACGAATTAAAATAAAATTTAGTAATCTCCCTGCCATCGTTTACAGGTGTTTCTATCCATTCTCCATCAGTACTATTTAAATTACTATTTAGACCTAAAAAATAACTTTGAAAGTTTTTCCAAAGTTTATCCCATTTTACATTTTTCCTATGTAAATGGTTTGTTTCCGACAAGCCGTCTATACTCCAAATTACACCGCCTTGTTTTTCAAAAACTTTTCCTTTAAATGCTTCGCCTAACGTAAACCAGAATTTTTCATTTCTAGCACCACCGTTTGTTCGTATTTCTATTCTAGTGTCAGGATTACATGTAAATAAAAAATTAACAATTTCTACAAGGTCATGGGCATTACTAGGATCACCAAGGTTACCACAAAAGTTCCATGCCTTAATTTGCTTACAAAAATCTACACCAATGTAGTCTGTAAAATATTCTAAACCTAATTCGTTATTTTTAATAAAGTCTTTTACAGGACCTCCAAAGGCCGCTCTAGCACAACCAGGACATTCTGAATTACATCTGTCTGTAACTTCTACATGAACTGCATTTATTGGTTTATTGTACATGAACAGATTTTGATATTGTGAATTTAGGTAGCATTGTACTACTTATCAATAAAAAATTAAAACATAATATTATAGCGATAAATATTGGCATGACAGCAGTTAGAGGTGCAAGGCCTATAAGAAATAAAGAAGTATCTGATTTCCATTTTCATTTAGATAAAAATGATTTACAAGTTCCTACATTAGAGGAGTATCAAAATGTGTGGAGAGAATGGTTAAATTTTAGTAATAACAAAAGTTTAACAGGATTAAGTACATTTAAATATGCAGACTATACACAGGGAACAAGTCAATCGTTTGATAATTTTATTTTACGACATAGTAAAGATAGACAAATTATTGTATTAGAAGGTGACTTTCAATATCATGCTTGTTTAGGAAAACATTTAGACTTTAAATATATTCCTTATCCACATTATTTAGAAGAACATTTAGATGGTTTAGGTCTACATGCATTAATTGTAAGTGCTCCATTTAGTGATTTTGGTTGTATACATCCTGATTTTGAGCATTTAATGAAAGTATGTAAAGTGCATAATGTTCCTGTTTGCTTAGACTTAGCATATTGGGGTATTTCTAAAAACATACATATAGACTTAGATAACTTCCCTGCAATAGAAGAAGTTACATGCAGTCTTAGTAAGCCTTTCTTCACACTAGAAAACCATAGAGTGGGTATAAGATTTACAAGGGAGTATGTAGATGACGGTGTAAGTATGCTTAATGAAGTTAAGATGGCTAATAATTATAGTATGGCATTAGGTGTTGAATATATGAAAAACTTTTCACCTGATTATAATTGGGACAAATATAAAGATCAATATGAGCAATTATGTTTAGAGCAAGATCTTGTATATAGTGATAGTGTAATATTTGGATTAGGAGATGCTGAAAGACACCAAGAATTTAATAGAGGTATAGAAGGTAATTTTAGAGTCTGTATTTCCCAATATTTAAGTGACTATTAA